AAAGCCGGACGACGACGGCGAGCTCCGCCAAGAACCGCGCCGTCGCCGCCCCCACCAGGACAATCCCCTCTCGGAGACCACCATGGCAGTTGCGACTCTCACCATGCCCGCCGCGCATGCAAGCGGCCCGCCCATCGCGCTCCCGCCCGCGATCAGCCTGGCGCACCACGCCGTGCTCGCCCTGGATCTCGGCACCACCACCGGCTGGGCCCTGCGATCGCACGACGGCGGCATCTCCTCGGGCACCATGACCTTCAAGCCGACCCGGTTCGAGGGTGGCGGGATGCGCTTCCTGCGCTTCCGCGGTTGGCTGGCGGAGATTGCTGGTCTCTCCGGCGGCGTAGCTCGCATCGCCTTCGAGGAAGTCCGGGCCCATGCCGGCACCGACGCGGCGCACATTTATGGCGGCTTCCTCGGCATGCTGACCGCCTGGTGCGAGGAGCACGACGTCCCCTACGAGGGCGTCCCGGTCGCCACGATCAAGCGGTACGCCACCGGCAAGGGCAATGCCGACAAGGCGAAGATGGTCGCCGCCATCGAGGCCCGTGGCTTTCGGCCCGCCGACGACAACGAGGCGGACGCGATCGCCCTGCTGCTCTGGGCGACCGAGCCCACGGGAGGCCGCGCATGAGCGTGCACGGTGCACCGCTGCCGCCCCGCTCCTGCCTCAACCGCGGCACACGCAGCCCGACCAACGACACCGAGGTCAATTCGATGCGCGCCGCCGCCTGGCATCGGCACGGCGTGGCCGCGCTGCCTGTCGCCGAGATCACCGACGACTGGCTCCGCCAGGCCATCACCAACGAGGCCAACCGACGCTGGGGGCGTCGTAACGGGGAGAACCATCATGGCCGGTAAGCGCAAGACCAAGCCGTCGAAGGCGAAGGACGACGATCTGGCGAAGCCGTCGAAGTGGCGGCTACAGCATGGTGGCTTCTCGGAGCCGATCCGCGAGGCAGATCCCGAGACCGGTAGCCCGGTCCAGCATCGCCGCGCCGTGGACACGCTCGGCCTGATGCTGGCCCACGGCAGCATCACGCCGCAGATGCACGAAGCGGGTGAGATTTTCCGTGGACTGTTCCGTGCCGCGTGCTTCGACAGCATGTCGACGTCGCAGCTCCTGCGCATCCCTGGCTCGCGCGTCGACACGCTCTCCACCATGCAGGTCGAGGCACGGCGCCGCGTCGCTGCGGCGCTCGATGCACTGGGGGGGCAGGACAGCCCCTGCGGCTCCTGCGCGTGGTTTGTCATCGGTCTCGAGTTCTCGGTCCGCGAGTGGTCGATGCGTCAGGGCTGGGCCGGACGGACGGTGCACGGCCCAGTGGGACAGGGCATCCTGGTCGGGTCCCTCGGCATTCTCGCCGTGCATTTCGGGCTGATGCCACGAGCGAGGGCGGCGTGACGCGGGATGATCGGGGCGGTCACCATCGCCCCGATCACGCTGTTACAATTCACCCCGTAGCGGCTCCGAAATCGATAAGGCTAGAAGCAAGACACGTAGAGAAGGTGCGAGTGCGCCGCGGCTGAACAGCCACGCTGCAGCTCGATCGAGACAGTGGCTCTCGAGCCGCAGGGTCCTTCCTGGCCCCGCTGTATGCGGGGGGCGGAAGCGCGCAAGGTCGCTAGCGTCAGGCCGAAAACATGGGTTGCGGTTTGCAGCCTTTCCGCGCGGCTTCAGATCGTTAGCTGCAAACCGACGCCGCACCGCGGCCTGCAAACCACCTGCAAACCGGACGGCATCATGACGCTCCCCTGGATGGCGGCGAAGATCCTGCTGCGCCCGGTGGCGGAGCTGCGCCCGCATGCCGGGAACGCGCGCATCCACAGCGCCGCGCAGCTCGAGCAGATCAAGGCCAGCATGCTGGCCTTCGGCTTCACTAACCCGCTGCTAGTGGACGAGGCGGGCGTGCTGATCGCCGGCCATGGTCGCCTCGAGGCGGCGTCCGCGCTCGGCATGGTCAAGGTGCCGGTGATCGTGCTGCGGCACCTGTCCGCCGCGCAGAAGGAGGCCCTGCGGCTCGCGGATAATCGCATCGCGGAGAACGCGAGCTGGGACCAGGCGCTGCTGCGCGATGCGCTGGCCGCAGTGCAGGTGGCGCAGGACATCGACCTCGGCGCGCTCGGCTTCTCGGCGGATGAGCTCGCAGACATCCTCGCGGCGGCTGGAGATGCCGTGTCCGACGGCGACGCGCCCGAGGCTCTGTCCGCGGATCCCGCCGAGGGGGACGGTGCGGCCGGCGCGGCAGGCACCGAGGATGCGCCGGCGGAGGATCCCGCCGACGCTGATCCGGAGCCGCCGCGCCAGGCCGTCACGCGTCCCGGCGACCTCTGGCTGTTGGGCGACCATCGCCTGCTCTGCGGCGACAGCACGGACGCCGCCACCGTGGCGCGCGTGATGGGCGACGACCGTGCGGCGCTGTTGTTCACCTCTCCGCCCTATGGGAACCAGCGGGACTACACAACCGGCGGCGTCACGGATTGGGATGCCCTGATGCAGGGTGTGTTCCAGCATCTCGACGCGGCCATGCGGCCGGACGGCCAGGTGCTGGTGAACCTCGGGCTGATCCATCGCGACAATGAATGGCAGCCCTATTGGGCTGGCTGGCTCGACTGGATGCGCGCCCGCGGCTGGCGCCGCTTCGGCCTCTACACCTGGGACCAGGGGCCCGGCTTGCCCGGCGACTGGAACGGACGCCTCGCACCGGCCTTCGAGCTGGTCTTCCACTTCAACCGCCAGGCGCGCCAGGCCAACAAGATCGTGCCCTGCAAGTGGGCCGGCACGCCGAACAAGGGCAGCGGGCTGCGCGCCGCTGACGGCACCATCTCTGAATACCAGCATGCCGGACTGCCGGTGCAGGACTTCCGGATCCCCGACAACGTGCTGCGCCTGACCCGCCACAAGGGCCGCGGCATTGAGACGGAGCACCCCGCGGTGTTCCCCGTGGTGCTGCCGGAGTTCCTGATGCGGACCTACACGGACGTCGGCGAGGTCGTGTTCGAGCCCTTCGGCGGCTCCGGCACCACAATCCTGGCTGGCCAGCGGACCGGACGCGCTGTCCGCGCCATCGAACTGGCGCCTGCGTATGTGGATCTGGCGATCGCCCGCTGGCGGATACTGCATCCGGACCTGCCGGTGACGCTGGCCGATGACGGCCGCGATTACGACGCCGTCGCCGCGGCACGGATGGAGATCACCGCCAGTGCAGCCTGACCTCGTCGTTTCCGCGCTGCCGGTCGCATCCCTCGTGCCCTATGCCGAGAACGCGCGCACGCATTCGCCCTCGCAGGTGGCGCAGATCGCCGCCTCCATCGCCGAGTTTGGCTTCGTGAACCCGGTGCTCGTCGACGCGGAGGGCGTGCTGATCGCCGGCCATGGCCGCGTCATGGCGGCGAAGCAACTGGGGCTGGCCTCGGCGCCGGTGCTGCGGCTCGGCCATCTCTCCCCGGCGCAGGCGCGGGCGCTGCGCCTGGCGGACAACCAGATCGCGCTGAACTCGGGCTGGGACGAAGCACTGCTGGCGGCCGAGATCGCCCGCATCCGCGACGAGGCGGTGGTCGACCTGGATGTGCTCGGCTTCTCCGGCATGGAACTCGATCGGCTGCTGGCAGCTGCCGACGCGGGGCTCGGCGATGATGCCGACGACGCCCCGCCGCCGCCGGTGGTGCCGGTGAGCCGCACCGGCGACCTCTGGCGGTGCGGCGACCATCGGCTGCTCTGCGGCGACGCGACGAAGCTGGCCGACGTGCAGCGCGCCCTCGGCGCCGGCCACCTGGCCGACATGGGCTTCGTCGATCCGCCCTACAATGTGGCCTATGAGGGCGGTACCGCCGCCAAGATGACGATCGCCAATGATGCGCTCGGCGGTGGCTTTCCCGAGTTCCTCCGCCCTGCACTGGCCAACCTGCTCTCGGTCACGAAGGGCGCCTGCTACGTCTGCATGTCCTCCTCCGAATGGCCGACGCTGCATCGCGTCTGGCAGGAGGCCGGCGGGAAGTGGTCGAGCACGATCATCTGGGCAAAGAACACCTTCGCCCTCGGCCGCGCCGACTACCATCAGCAATTCGAGGCGATGCTCTATGGCTGGAAGGCCGGCGCGCAGCACTACTGGTGCGGCGCGCGCGACCAGGGGAATGTCTGGCACTTCGACAAGCCGGCTCGGAACGACCTGCATCCGACCATGAAGCCGGTGGCGCTGGTCGAGCGCGCCATTCGCAACAGCAGCAAGCCGCGCGACACGGTGCTGGATTGCTTCGGTGGCTCGGGCACCACCATGATCGCGGCAGAGCGCACGGGGCGGCGCGCCGTGCTGCTGGAGATCGATCCCGCCTATGCCGACGTGATCGTGCGACGGTGGCACGAGACCACCGGCGAGGCCGCCGTGCTGGAAGGTGATGATCGCATCTTTGCCGATGTCGCCGCGGCGCGCGACGACAACGCCAAGCCATACTGTGGTCCTGGATCAGGGTAGACCAGGAGCTACAGCCCTTCGGGCTCCTGCATCCAGGCTGGAATGTCGCGCTGCGCATGCAGCACGCGCCAGACGTCGAGGTGGTCCTCCCGCGCGACGTAGAACACCAGATACGGGTAGCGCCGCAGCGGCCAGGCACGGAGCCCTTCCAG